CACGATTTAATATACACCCACTATTGCCACCATGCCATTTTTGTACCCTTCCACATGGCTTCCCTTTGAGCTGGGTTGGCTTGTTATTGCCATCAGCGTTTCCTTGGCGTTAAATTATGTGTTGCTTTATTTGGTATCGGATGTAGAGGATGAGCGTGGGTGTGAAAGTTATGATGCGGCGTTATACGGTATGTGCTATTTGCTGGTTTTCCCGGATCATATGAAAAAGGCTGCCGAGACGAGGTTAATGGCGTTCCCTGAATTTGGTGATTTCCTTAATGTTGTAAAGGAATTCGGTCTTTCCCTTGAAAATTTCCATTTCGAGTTTGTCGATGGCGCTTACCATGTACTTCCTGGCGCTGGAGCTTCTTCCTTTAGGAAGGATTGTTCACAGGAAGATGCAGCAAAGCGTATATTGCGTGATTTTTTCGGTACGACGAATTACGAGAATACGCCAGCTGGCAAGAGGTATGCCAAAGACTTTGGTAGCAAGGCGCTAGAACAAAATGTCGTGATACCCACCAGAAGTGTGGACCAAATCTTCCGCAATGCGGATCAGGTTGCCTCCACTATCAGGAGAGATCTGCCAAGTCATGATTCTAGGGATACGAGATTGGCATATTCCATTGGTGTGGTACAGGCTAATCACACTGGTGAGCGCTACCAGCTCGGCACAAAAATAAAGACGGTTAGTGCTATGGCTTCATCACGGTTGCTCCTTGGAAGCGATTCGCTGCAGGGCGAATATGCTGACAACGTGGTTGCTGTAAAGGAAACGTTCTCTGGTAGGACTGTAACGACATCGCTCAATCCAACTTCGAAGCAATATCGTAAGTTGGTTGAAGCATTGCGTATACCTTTGCAATACAATCCTCGTGTGAAGGAGCATGATGCTGCTGGTACTTGTAGACGGGCATGGGCTGATGAGATGCAGAGTAGGACAATGTACGGTAGAGTGGGTATGATAAGTCCATCTATTTTGGAGTGGCACATGAACCCTAATGCTTGTGCATATTATTTCAACGGTGGTGAGGGTGGTGTTGACCCTTCCAGGTTAAATAGGTCCTGTAATATATGTAAAGCAAGAAGGTGTAGGGTGTATGAGCAGGCAAAGGTTGAGAGTAGAGTTGTTGACAATTTGTCATCAGCTTGTCTCTTATTCAAAGCCTACCAGGTTGATTATCTTTGGATGATCAACATAGAGCCCAATATATCCTCTTCTGATATATTATATCTGATGAACAAGGCCGGTATAGAGAATGGTTATTCGGCGACCTCCATAGATTGGAATTCAGTACACTCCGATAAGTCGTACTGCGACTTCATTTCACAAGAGACCACCAGAGAAGGCACTAAGGTCATCTCAAAGTTCAGTGACAGTGGTTCTTATGTACAAGAGTACTCGAAGGTCAAGCAGATGTTTGCACCATGTTTCGAAAGTGGTTCGGCACTTAGGCGCACGGTGGTAGGTCGAGCTGGCATATCCATGCTCATTGAACTGAACGTCGATCATGGAGGCTTAGGAACAAGTTTCGTTCCTGACAAATGGAACTACTATCTAATCCCAGTTCCACATCCAACTAAGGGTGTTATTCACCTGAAAGTGGAGAGGAAAGGATTTGATAGGGTACTCCAGTTGTTTAGGACGACTGTAAATCGTAATGTTGATGCAGCTAGGATTCAATTGCGCCAGTCGAATGTTACGTATTCGGTGTCTGGCACTCAGTTGACGCCAAGATTAGAAATAGATGCATCAAATTATGAACTGCTAGCACTATGGATGGTCAGTTACTCAACCATAATGGACACGATGGTCATGTATGGTGAGGAGTCCATAGCTAGTAGAGAGGCTTCCATAATGACTGAAGGTTCGCTGAAGAAGGTGGCTGGATCGTTGTATTCAGCCATAACACACAAATTGCTGTCAAACTCGGACACATTGAATCCGAACTTTGGCAGCAACAGTAGTGTTAGGAGGTGGTTGCGCGTTTGTGAAGCTGATGGTCGGTTTCTGACTTTAGAAGAGATTTCTGATAGGGCGTATCAGGAATGCTTTGGTCTGACGTTTGTCACTGAAAGGGGATTCAATTTCCTGAACGCTAAATATGGCTCGTTGTTCCACAAGGTGCCAGGCGTGTATACGGCAATACGTTATGCTAATAACTTCAGTAAGACCATATGGAGGGATGGGTTTGAAGTCGTTGACGTCGTTGTCAGAGCTTGCATCCTAACCGGCAAAGTCACAGATGAAACGGTTGGTTTCATATGTGACGTTGCCATCCATATGGCAAGGATTTTAGGCATAGACCACAAGCCACTGCTTCGCATGCGGGGGTGGATAGAAAGTATGGATGTACCCATTGGGGAGTTCTGGAAAGATGTTAATGAGGCTCAAGCACTTGATTTTCAAGTGGCATCGATTAAGATTGTTGAGTCACTCGTTAACAACTTCTCGCCAGATCCCAAGGGTATGAAGGTCATACACAAGGCGATATCCCATGAAGGTGATTCCTTAGAAACAGATTGGAACAAGGAATCACCCTTCAGCCTTAGCGACTCAGAGATTGAAAGGGAGATGGACAAAGAGATGGAAGACATACCATACACAAGGTTCTTAAGTGAACTGAAGATATTCTTGTCCAAATTCAACAGTCGTGCAGCTAGGATATCGCAAATGAACAATCTGCTATGTCATGCATCATCTAGGAGGCATGAGCTTCCTGCAGATGTGCAGAAGAACATAGATAGGTTGATCATTGGCGCTAAAGATGTGTTATCTGAGGTTAACACATCCGTTGAACAAAGCGATAGTAGACCTCAAGCCTCAGTGTATGCCATAACACAAAGGGCACCAAATATGACACCATTGCCTATACCTGCCGTGGATGTAGTTGATGAACAGTTCAATGTTGTAAAAACTACTTCGTCGCTGGATGCGTTTAAGCAATACAGCACAGTAGATTTGGACACGGAGAATGTCGTTGATGAACATCGTTTTCTGAAGCGGTTGAGATGGTCGGATGATAAGCCAGATTTTGGCATCATCCATGATGACATGGCCGAAAACTTCCCTGAGTTTATGACCGAACAAAGTGTAACTCAGTGTCCGAATTTGCCCGATGGTGCACAATGTGTTTATTCACCGGACAACATTGGAGCAAAATTCTTGGAGAAGATAGTTGCCAGGGCTGCATATCAGTCTTTAGGGATGCAAACCAGAAGGTGTAAGGCACCTTTTGCTACCACAACTGAGATCCATGATTGGGTTTCAAGTAGAAGCAAGACTGATATTGGGCCGGTCTCAAAAGCCATACTAAATGCTGAGAAAAGGCTTGGAAACAAACCATTACCTTATCTCCTACACATTGATGGTTTGGCAATGGGTGGAAAATCAAAGGGCGTTAGATCTTGGATAAGCGACAGGGATGTTGTCGTCGTTCCTTCTAACAAACTAAAAAAGAGTTGGATTAAAGAGTTGGGAGAGTTAGAGCCTCTCAAGAGGGCGTCCGTGTACACGCAACACATGGCATTGAACCAGAATTGTTCTAGGTATGTCATTGTTGACGAGTGTTACACATTTGAGACACCACATCTTGAGTTACTCAGAAGATTCCCAAATGCTCTCGGGTTCATCACGATAGGTGATGCCCAACAAATAAGGGATGTATTTGCTGAAGGCACAAGTACATTCGATCCAACGCTTTATAGGCCTTTCTTCACTGCAATTGCTCCAGTGACGTTCTGTCCATGGGACGTGAGCCTGCAGTACCTTAGAAATAATAGATCGTCTATATTTAATAAGGTATACTATTGCGGATCACAACGTCCAATCGGCTTGTATTACGATGTCGAAGAGTCTGAAATTGTGCTAACGGGCAAGGATGACTTGACTATTAATGCATTGCAAGGTACAAAGTCGATGATGACTGCACTCGGAGCAGTTGACCCCATAACCGTTCATGAATCGCAGGGTTCGCGATCTGAACGCACGTATATTCACTTGACCAGGCCTGGTCAAGATTGTCCTGATATGGCGTTTCTTGCCATGAACCCAAGGCACTTCGGTGTCGCAATCACTAGGGCTAGAGTAGCCACATGCTTTGTGTGCAAGGACAAGGCTTCGCTTGCCTCAATTCCGTTCATTGATAAAGGTCAGGTTAACGGTAGACCTTTACCAAGCGATGTGTTGTATGCAGGGACCACCTTCGATTTGGTGGATCCCATATGCCAAGAGGAGATCATTTTCGAGAGGTTCGAAAATGAAAATGTATCTCCAGAAGGCTGTGATATAATACACGCAGATGCTCGATATACTGTTGGCAGCTTTGTCAATGAAGAGGATCAGGAGGCTTTGCCTAGAGAATCGATTCGTTCTGACATTGATGTCAGTTGTGCTACAATAGTTAACACTTATGTTCCACAGCATGAGGGTACAACTGACGAGTCGATGTTATTCAACCCTGCTTCAGTGCCTGGTGCTGGCCTTATCAATATGATTGAAAGGCGCACCAAGCCAACTGTGATACAAGATAAACACTTCAGAGTTGCTGAAAAGATAGTCAAGTTGATCTTTGATCAAGTTGTCGATCCTTTCAAATTTATGAAGTTGGTATCTGACACAAAAAGCAGCTTGAAGGCGCAAACGCGAGCTCAAGTGATGAAAATGGCGGATAGTGGTCAGGATAAGAGGGCTGAC